CAGCGGTGGATGCGGTTGAGGAGCTGGTTGAATCGCAAGAAACAATCAAAACCGATCAACCTATTTTGGAGGAAGAAATGGACGAAGAGAAAATCGTCGAAGAAGTGAAGGCTGTAGAACAGCCAACTATCGATGTTGAGGCCTTGAAAAAGTCAATCATCGAAGATTTGAAGGCGGAACGTGGCGAAGAGAAAGGATCACCGACTGTGAAAGCACCGGCTGTTATTGGAAGTTTAGGCGAGGTTGATTATACCAAAGCCTATTGGCACTATCTCAAGACCGGTGAAACATCCGACTTGCGCAAGGCAATCAAGAACAATGTAAACCCGTTGAATGAGGGCGATGCTGCCCAGGGCGGTTACCTTGTCCCTGATGACGAATACGGAAAAATTATCGCACAGCGCGATGAAGAATCATTAATCAGCCGACTTGGCTTACTCCGTGTCAATACCAACCGCGACAAGTACAATTTCCCGACTGAAGCAACCAGCTTGAGCAAGTTCACAATTGTTGCTGAAGAAGGCGATATCAGCCCTGCTGAAGATGAACCCGTGTTCGGGCAGGCAGCTGTCACCGTCTACAACTTCAAGAAACTGATAAAGGTTTCGGAAGAAGTGCTGGAAGACGAAAACAGCGGACTTGAAATGTTCCTGAACAACGCTATCGGGCGCGCTCTGGCTGACACCGAAAACTACTATGCATTGATCGGCACCGGTACTACAGAGCCTGAAGGTGCATTTACCGGTGGTACAGCCGCTTTGACGCTGGATGATGATGTAACCATCGGCGCTGCCGAAATTCCTGAATTGATGGGAAAGCTTGGATCACCTTATCACAATGGGGCAGTCTGGGTAATGAACCCTGCAACATGGTTCTATTTGAAAGGCTTGACCGGCAGCCCATTCCAGTTCACCGATGGTGTGGCTCGCTTGAGCGGCACTGTGGATGGTCCAACGCTGGAAGGTTATCCAGTCGTTTTGAACTCGAATGTTCAGTCTTACTCGACAGCATCCTACGATTCCTTGCTATTTGGCAACTTCAATTACATGGGATTCGTAACTAATCGCGGTTTGAGAATCCGCCGGCTGAATGAACTTTACGCTGGGACCGGGCAGGTTGGCATTCTTGTCAACTATCGCTTCGGTTGCGGTGTACTGCAATCAGAGGCGTTCCAATATGCAACTCAAGCATCCGCCTAACGGATAGCTGACAAAGTAGACGCGCTGTGAAACCAATCGGGAAATTGAAAGACATTCACAAGGGGTATGACATTTATGTCGTGGCTTCCGGCGCGTCTGCCGATTTTATCGACCAGACATTCTTTGACAACAAGCTCGCCATTGGTGTGAATGAAGTCTGGAAACGTTTTAGAAATTTAGATTACGTTGTAAGGAAACATTCACATCGGATGGACTCGGCGATTTCTGCATCACGCCAGTTTGGATTCAAGACGATAGTCAGCGCGCACGATTGCGGAACGCTGAAATATGCGAAAAATGAGGGCGCAGATTATTTCTTTGAGCATCTTGATAACGAGCTGAAAAAGATTGATTTGAGCGTGGTCGGAACGGATAAGATCGTGGTTTCGTACTCGACCATAACCAGTGCGATTCATGTCGCGGCTTATATGGGCGCGGCGAATATCATCCTGGTCGGTCACGACTGCGGGACGCTGGACGGAAAGACAAACATTGCGGGATATGCTGAGGCGATTGCTGGGGCGCAATTCTACCGCAAATTTCTGACAGTAATTGAGCCTCAGACATTAGCGCTGAGAGCGAAGTTGAAAGAAGTTTATGGTTGTAATTTGTACAGCCTGAATCCGTTTGTGAATTTTGGTATTGAAGGGCATAAGTACGAAAAATGAAAATACTGTTATTCTGTCCGACTTGGAGTGCAGCAGGCGTTTTGGCTATCAGGCAAGAGACGCTTGATAGCATCGATAACCTGTTCCGGCCTGAAGGCGTCGAATTGACTGTCAAGATTTCGGACAATAACATCCGAGCCAGAACAGGTGACAGACGCGGCGACCATGAGAATACTTTACATCAATATCAGTTAGCACGCCGGATCACGCTTGAAGAGAATTTTGACTATCTGTTCACAGTTGAGCACGACATGATTATTCCTGAAGACGCGCTGGTAAAGTTGCTGGAAGTTGACGCCGGTGTTGCTTATGGCGTTTATAGATTCCGGCAAAATCCCGCGGTGCTAAACGTCTACCGACCAGTTGGCAAAAAGGCTCGCTGGCCGAATAGAAGCCTGGACTACTTCCCTGAATTGCGTGAAAGAGCGAGACGCGCTGTTATCACAGAATGCAGTGGGTTAGGCTTTGGGTGCACGCTTATCAAAAGGGAAGTGCTGGAGCAAGTAGAAATGAGGCGTTTTGAGGCGGGTGGGCACCCATCACCTGATATGCAATTCGCGGCTGATTGTATGCGGCTTGGGATTGTAATGAAAGCTCACTTTGGCGTGCCTTGCGGGCACATAAAACCGGACGGATCTATCCTATGGCCGGACGAAAGAGGTGAAGAATTGAACAATGTAAAAGTTTATATACACAGACCGTTCAGGTATACGCTGGACGGAAGAAGCCTGCGCTTCAAGGAAGGTGAAACCTATGACTTCCCGGAAGAAGAGGCTCTCGAAAAATCAAGGGCTGGGTTCTTGTCCATTATTGAAGACAAGCCAGCTGTGAAGGTGGTTGTAAAGCCTAAAAAACGAGCGACGAAAGCGGTGAAATAATGAGCTACGCTACCGCCGTTCAAGTCAAAGAGTATTTGGGCATATCCGGCACGGTTGTTGATGACAACTTGCTGGAAGACCTTATCGAACGCGCGGAAGGGCTGATTGACGCTTACACCGGGCGGAGCTTCGAGTCTACCACCGCCACGAAGTATTTTGGCGAGGGTGACACGGACGGGCAGGATTTGATTTTGTACGGCGATGATTTGCTCACGATTACGAAACTCACAAACGGTGATGGCGATGAGATCACTTCCGGCAACTACCGCTTGTTCCCGCGCAATGACAATCCAAAATGGATGATTAAGCTGGACGAGTCGCAATCTTGGGAATGGAGCGACGGTGACAGCGAAGTCTCAATCGCGGGAACGTGGGGTTATTCTGCCACGCCGCCTTTGGACATTCAGCACGCTTGCGTGAGGTTGACCGCGTTCCTGTACCGGCAAAAGGATACTTCAGCTGACATTGACCGCCCGCTTATCACGGGTGACGGTGTGACTATTATGCCTTCGTCATTGCCAACCGATGTAACCAGAATGCTGGATCGCTACAAAAGGCGGATTGTATGAGCGTGATTACGAACGTCTACGATGCGCTTGAGAATGTGAGTGTGACGACTACCAGCGGAGTTACGCCGGAAGTCTACAATCTTGACGCGCTGCCTGAATCCATTACTACAGCGCACTTGCCTTGCCGCTTGTTGCTACCTATAGGGGGCAACCCTACGGAAGCGCTGGAAGGGCAATTTATTGCCATAGGAACGGCTGTGACGGTGGTTTGGCAGGTTAGCGATTTGATGCTCTGGCAGGCAAGCGAGCAGGGCTTAGGCTTGCGTGAGTTTGCGCCGGAGCTGGTTGATTATTGTGGGAAGTATGTGGACGCTATGAGAACGTTCAAATGCCCGTACACGAACTCGGTGTTGGAGGGATTTTCTGTGACACCGGGTGAATATGAATGGCCGAGAGGCTCTGGCAGATTTTACGCCGGCGTTTTGGCTCAACTGAACATCAAGGAGGTGTTGAGTGGCGGATAAAACAAATAAGGTTTCTGACCGCATTACTGTTTACGCTTATGTACCTTGCAAAGGGTACCTGATTGATTTACCGGCTCGTGATATGAGCCTGGAAGAATGGGAGTCTTATCCCAAAGAATTGAGAGATGCCGCTTTGAAACAGGGGCTCTATTTAGTAAGTAAAACCAAAAAAGAGGTAAAAGATGCTTAACGCACACAATGTTTTACAACGCGGCGCACAAGGATCAGGCTTTGGAACTGCCAACGCGACCGCAACCGCCAAGCTTCAAAGTGTCAGCAGCTTCGCGCTGAATCCTGACTTGCAGACACGCGCCCTATCACAGCTTCGGGGCACGCTTGCTCCGACCCATCAAACCACGCTGGACCATTACGCTTCAAGCGCCACCTTTGAAGTGGCTGACGAGAGTTTTGAAGACGTGAACTACTGGCTGGATTCCCTATTCAGTGCGGCAACTCCGGCCGGTACCACGGGTTCTTACACCCGCGCTTATGCCGCTCCGACTACGGCTGAGGTAAAGCCGACTTTCATGACCTTGCAATGGGGGCAATCGGGCGAAGTCTGGCAAATGCAGGACACTTCGGTTGCTACTCTGACATTGAGCGGGTCCAACAACACAGGCGTTCAGGTTGGTGGATCACTTCTCGGCGGCAAAGTGCTGGCAGGCACGCTGGCTTCAGGACTAACAGACCGGGCTGTGACACGAATGTCTGGCTGTTCTGCTACGGTTGCCATTGACGCTTGGAGCGGCACGATGGGTGCTACTGCTCTGGCTGACTCTGCCTTCGCTTGGGAATTGACGATCAATTCCAACCGGCAATACCGCTCTTATCTGGGTGAATGCACGCCTTCCAATTGGAACGACCAGAAATGGAACGGGCAATTGCGCTTGAGTGTGGAATTGAACGATACCACAGACGACCAGTTGATCGCCATGTTCGCGGCTACCAACACAATCTTGGAGCGCCAGGTTGAAATCAAGTACACCAGCGGAAGCTTAGTCTTCCAGATTCAGTTTGCTGGACACACGATGCAAGCGCCACAGTTATTCCAGGACAAGAACGGCGTAATGACCTACGACTTGGTACTGGACGGCGTGTACCATTCCACCTTTGCTAACTGGCTGAAGATCAATACAACTTCTGCCATTGGCGTTCTGGTTTAGGAGTCTTGATGGAGTTTACTCACGATAAGTTTGGCAAGTGCGTTCTAAAATCCCTTACTCAAAAGATGCTGGAGGATTTTCACCTTGACATGAAGGGCAAGGAAAATCAGCCGTTGTCGGTGTGGCGTGGGGATAGCGTTAGGGCGGCTGTGAAGCAGGAGTTCCTGCTTGAGCCGAAGTGGACGTTGGAAGACGTGGACAATGCTAATCCCGGTCACATTATCTGGCTGGCTGACTGCATTGCCAAACTGTTTAGCGAGGCGATGCACCTTGACCCTTTATCCTGATCGCCGCTGCCGACTTTGCAGGCGGGAATGGCGAGATGCCGCGATTGTTGGAGCTTGCGCTTGAATGTGAAGAGTATCAGAGCTTACCCTACTCCGGCGGTGTCATGGAGCAACCGGCTGGCTTGTTGCGCAAAATGAGACAGGTTGGCAATGTATATAGGGCGTTCCGGGAGTACGAGCGCAAAGGCAAAGTGCCGGGTGAAAGCGCAAAGTGGAAGAATGAGCACTCGGATATTTGGGATATTGTGAGCCAGGTGAATGAATTGAGAGTGAAGTATGCCAAGACTACAAATAGTAATTAGCGCACTTAATAAAGCCAGCGGTGACCTGAATAAGCTCAAGCAGGACATAACCGGTGTGAAGGATGCCGGCGAAAAGGGCGGAACTGCTGTTCAGGGTTTCGGTGATAGTTTGGGCGGCATGATGAGCAAAGCCGCTCTTGTTGCTGGCGCTGTGGCTGGTGTTGGGCTTGCCATGAAAGAAGTTTACGAAACCGCAAAAGAAGGCGCGGAATTAGAGTACGCACGCACGCGGTTCGATAACCTTGCCGCTTCAATTGGTACTGTTTCTGACGCCCTTTTGAGCGACCTGAAGGATGCTACAAGCGGCATGATGAGCGATGCCGAGTTGGTTGCCGGTGCTGCTGACTTCATGGCTTTAGGGCTGGCAAAATCTCATGATGAGGTTGTAAGGCTGACAAGTGTTGCAGGCGCGCTGGGTATGAATATGAACCAGCTCGTCTTGACATTGACGAACCAAACGACCATGCGTTTTGATGCTTTGGGCGTGAGCGTAGACGGGTTCGATGCCAAAGTGAAGGCGTTGGAAGAGAGCGGCTTGAGTGCAAGCGAGGCTTTTTCTGAAGCGTTTTTACAGCAGGCAGAAGAGCAGATAGAGAGAGTCGGCGAAAAGTCCGAGACAAGTGCCGGGCAAGTTCAGATAATGGAATCGGCATTCAAAAACCTGGGTGACGCGATCAAGATGACAATGGCCGATGCTATGGATGGTTTAGCACCGGCGTTGGCAAACGTTGCGGAAGGGCTTACAGAAAATGTCAATGTCAGTGTGCAATGGAAAGAGGCAATAGACCAACTAAAATTTGCAAGAGACAAAGACCTTATTTCCGGCGCTGAATATCGAGACCTCTTGAAAGATATTGGCATTCACAGCGGGATGGGGGCTGTTACGGCACAGCAGTTGGCAACCGCTCAAGCGGCTGTGAACCAGATTTATGGGTATGCGGCAGATGGAGTTATAACTTACACCGAAGCGATCCAAATGGGGAAAACGAAAGTTGCATTGATGGCAGCTGAAAGTGATAACACAGCCGGCTCTATTCAAGCGGTGGCTGATGCGACTAATAACGCGGATGCGGCAATGCGCTCTTATTCAGAATCATTATTATTCAAAATAGCGTCTGAAGGGTTGAGCGAAGAATCCGCTTATAACCTTGCAATCGCTATGGGGCTTGTCGATCAAAAAACAATCTCTGCGACAAAGCAGACGAATTTTTATCAGGAATTATTAGGCGCGGGCATTATCACGCAAAGACAATATAACCTGCTAATTGAGCAATTAGCGGAAGATTTAGAAAATACGCCGGAAGAAAAACCTGTCGAAGTCACAACTAATGTTGATGAAGTATTAGATGACCTCGACGATTTAGAAAACCGGAAATTCAAGCCAAAAGGGATGAATGTGGTATTGGAAGTTGACGACAGTAAAGTGAGAAACTGGAGCGCGCCAGACAAAACAGGCACGGTGCATTATCAAACGAGCGAGAGGTTTACTAGAGCCGTAGGCGGCGCGGTCTATGGGGGCAACCCTTACACCTGGCAGGAGTACGGATACAAAGGCGAGCTATTTGTTCCGTCCAGCGACGGCTTCATATTGAGCCGGGCGGATGCGGAGCGGTCCTTGTCTCGCGCGCTTGCAGGGGATCAGTCAGCGCTTGACCCGGAAGCTATCGGCAAGGCAGTCGCGCGGGCATTGAGCGGCATAACAAGCGGGAAGAGCGGCGGAGGCAACGTCTACAACCTGACGATGCCGACTTCGAGCAACCCGGCGGACGTGAGGACAGCGTTTGAATTAATGGAGGCATGGGGAGCATAATGACAGCACCTGTTTTAGCATACAAAAAGTTTTATATCATCAAGCCGGCGGAAGGCACGAACCAGATCAAGAACCCGCGCTTTGGGCCGCCTGACTTTGAAGAGGATTGGACAGCTGTCGGCTCTGGCGTAACTATCGAAGAGACCGGCGATGAGCAGCGATTTGCTTCGTACTCCATGCAAGTCAACCCAGTTTCGGGCAGTTTATCCGCTGTTGGGTATGGTGGCTTGTCAGTAGAAAACGGACTTGATTACACCTTCAGCGCTTACATAAAAGCTACGGCTGGCGAGGAATTTTCCGTGAGCATTCGTGACTCTGCTGATGCCATAAAAGATTCGACCACTTTCACGGCAACTGGCTATTGGCAACGGGTTGAGGTGACTCACACTTCAGCAGAAACCGTGAGTACATATAGGGTATATATCCACAAAACAATCAGTACGAATGATGACCCGTTCTACGTTGACGGCGTTCAGTTCGAGCAGGCTTCCGCGGCTACCACACTCATGGAAGGCTACATGCCCGGCTGCCGCTGGGAAGGCTATGCCCGCAACTCAAAGTCTATTCGTTCCGCGCAGTACCGCAAGGGCGGCGAGATTGTTGATCTATCCGACTATTGTGAGATTGTTCAGGTCACCGGCTTGGGTCACGGCGATTGGAATCAGATTCTAACCAAGATGACTTCCGGCGGGGATATGTACCAAACGCACACCCGCAAGAGCCGTAACTTCTCGATTATCGTTGACTTCACCGGCAACTCATTAAGCGAGATTGAGACCAACCGCAAGGCTGTCATTGACCTTATCCGCCCCGACCTATTGACCGGGCAGGAGATGATAGTCCGCTATCAGGGCGTTGACGTGAACGGCGATGAAGCGACCCACCCGGTTGACATCGTTTGCGTTCCATTGCCCGCCACTTTGACCGATACGCCTGACCTGCCGAGCTACCAACGGGCGGTGCTCAACTTCACGATTCCGAGCGGTTTGCTGAATGGCGCTTACAACGATGGCGCGACGTTGGATTGGGAAGCCGACTTCCCGGCTGAATTCATCGTCAAAAGAGACCCGAACGGGAATTGGTGCACAGTCAATGGCGCAAACCACGACAGTTTGATTACGGGGCTGAACGGGGCTGTCTATTGCATGGCGGAAGGGCCGGATGGCAAGATTTATGTAGGTGGCGCATTCACTAACGCTGGCACAATTCCTGCGGCTGATTATCTGGCGCGTTGGAATCCGGTTACAGAAAATTGGGAAGCAGTAATTGCCAGTTTTACCAACAATGTTTTGTGCATGGCTTTTGATGCGAATGGGGATTTATATGTCGGTGGGGGCTTTACAAATGTAGGTTCAACAGATGGCGATTATATTGTAAAGATAACAGATTTAGACGGCACACCGACTGTGAATGCGCTTGGAACTGGATTGAATAACGAATGTTATGCGATTGCAATCTCGCCAAATAGTGAGGTTTATGCCGGTGGTATATTTACGCTTGCAGGCGGAGTCGCAAATACCGCAAGAATAGCAAAATGGAATGGGACATCTTGGAGTGCTCTATCTACTGGAATAACTAATAACAATGTTCGGGCGTTAGCGTTTGCGCCAAATGGGGATTTATACATCGGTGGAACGTTTACGGACGCGGCTTACCCTTATTTGTGCAAATGGAATGGGAGCGCGTTTTCAGCGGTTGGCACAAACACAGATATTGGGGCGGCTGTAACCACACTTGCTTTTGGTGCAACAGGCTGGCTTTATGTGGGCGGTAACTTCACTAATGCAGGTGGAATCGCGAATGCCGATTATATTGCACGTTGGGGTGGAAGTCATTGGGAAGCGTTAGGAACGGGCACAGATTTGTTTATATTTGACATAGTTGTCGATTCCGGCAAAGTCTATGCCTCTGGCGCATTCACCACCGCTGGCGATTTGACTCTCACAGACCGGATTGCCGTATGGTCTAACGGGGCGTGGCAACCTTTGGATATCGACTTGCCCGGAACAGGAACAGTTCACTCAATTCTACCCGCTTCAGACGGCTCACTCTACATCGGCGGAGGCTTTTCAACCACCACTTCAAGCGAGAACGCGACATGCGGAATCGTATCAGACCGGATATTAGCAATCGGAGTGGCAAGCGCTTCAGCCAACACATACCCCTACATTCAGGTACGCGGGCCGGGCACGCTTCAGGCTATCACGAACTACACGACCGGGAAGTCGGTCATGTTCGACGGGCTCACTTTGCAAGCAGGGGAATGGATTGGACTCAACTTTGACCCATTACATCTCAAGTTTCAAGGTGGGTGGACTGGCAGGGGAAACCTGATGCGCTACGTGATACCAGGCTCGGACTATGGCGACTTCTACCTGAAGCCGGGCTCGAACGCGCTCTCGCTGTTCATGACGGGCACGACAAGCGCAAGCGGGGCGTTAATATTTTGGGTGCCGAAGTTTTGGGGACTTGATGGAGCGTTGCTGTAATGAGATATGAACTTGTCTGGTACACGCACGAAGGCGTAAGGAAGGGTGTAATTCAAGCGTTCAATTCGCTCGAATACATCAAAACGCAGAACGCTATCGGCTCATTGGTAGTCAACTTACCGCGCGGTTTGTTGCAATACGACCAGTTCAGCGTGGGGGATATATTCGAGGTGTGGCGCGAGAAGAACGGCACGTTGGAGCTTCAGAACGAGACCGCCTACTTTTTGCAGAACTGGGAGTTCTGGACGGACGGTGACGGCGCGGAGTACATTCGGCTGACCGCCTTTGACGCAAACTGGTTATTGGATACAGCGATTGTTTGGGCTTACGCTGGCAGCACGAATGCATCAATGACCGACAACCCTGATGACATGATGAAAACAATTGTAGCGAATGAATTAGGCATAGGGACGTCAGTAGCAAGCCGTGAAAAACTAACAGTTGCACCTTACTTAGATGCAGTACAGCCCAAGATTACGAAAGCCTTTGCGTATCGGAACGTTTTGACCGTATTGCAAGAAATAGCAGAAGTCGCAAACGAAGCCGGCACTTGGCTCGGCTTTGACGTGGTACGGACTGCGCCGGGTACATTCGAGTTCCGCACTTACACGGGGCAGCGCGGGCAGGATCACGGACGGGCTTCAGGTGACCCGCGCTTAGTTGGCAGGCAATACGACAATTTGAGCGAAGCAACTTTCGGCACTTACCATGCAGACGAACGGAATACGATATTAGTTGGCGGGCAAGGTGAAGACAGCACAAGAGAATTAGTGGAACGTAATAACACTACCAGAATGTACGCTTCAAAATGGAATCGCAGAGAATACTTCAAGGACAGCAGAGATGACGCTACTACGGCGGCGCTTGAAGCTGACGGTGATGCGGCTTTGGACGAGTTCAGACCGAGACAAGTTCTTACCGGCACTTTGCACGACACGCCGGGTATGCAGTACGGAATCCATTACTGGTTTGGGGATGTGTTGAGCGTAGAAGCGTTTGGCTATCGCGTTGACTGTCACGTCGGGAGCGTGAGGGTAAGAGTGGATCAGGACGGCGGGGAGCAACTGGACATCCGACTACGAGGCGAGTTATGAGCAACTTTGACGAGAAAACAGTTGAGCGCATAAAGAAGCTTGAGCGGGAAGTGGAAAGACTAAGGGTGAAAGAAAAGGGCGGCATTTGGACTTCTTACACACCCGCTTGGACTGCTTATACAGGAACACCGAGTTTAGGCAATGGCACTATTACGGGCAAGTATGCAAAGGTTGGCAAAGTGGTTACCGTGAATGTTACGCTCACTTTTGGCTCGACCACATCCGCTTCCGGCACTTCTGTCTGGTATATCAGTTTGCCTTTTACTGCCGCTGGCGATGGTATGGGCGTTTGGGTCGCATTTGAATCAGGCGTGAAATTCTACACGGGGTCAGTAAAAGTTCGGACGGGGGAATCCACGATAGGCTCGTTCTTTCAAGACGCTGGGCAGGGTTATTTTAGCGAGACCAGACCCCACGCTTGGGGTGAAGATGACACGTTAGACGTTATGGTTACTTACGAGGTAGCATGAAACTAATCATTGACATAAGTTTTTGGCAAGCGCCTTTGCGCATTGATTACGATAAACTCGCTTCACAAGTTGACGGCGTGATATTGCGGGCGGCTTACGGCACGTCCAAAGACATTCACTTCGACCAGCATTACGCCGAGTTTAGCGCAAGGGGCGTGCCTTTGGGAGCGTACCACTATCTTATCGGCTCGCAGTCCATGAGCAGGCAGGCTGTGGCGTTTGCGACATTCCTGGACGGCAAGCAACTCACGCTCGACACTTGGATGGATGTGGAAGACATCCGTTCTGGCACTCGTTTGTATCGCAATCAAGTCCTTGAGTACGCCGCCTTAGTTCCCGACTCCGGCATTTATACCAGCCGCTCACGTTGGCACGAAATAATGGGAGGCGCATATTTGACAGACCGCAAACTCTGGGTCGCTCACTACACCACCGCTTCACAGCCTTTGATGCCAGTCGGCTTCAACTCTTATTGGCTCTGGCAATACTCAAGCACAGGCAGGCTTGACGGTTACGCTGGCAACCTTGACATGAACCGCTTCGGTGGGAGTGAGCAGGAATGGCTGGCTTGGATCGGCGAAGAAGAAGAGCCTGAACCTGAACCAGAACCACCAGTTGAGGTTGAAGACAAACTGTTCGATGCGAAGGTCACAACGACTCCGCCTAACCGCCTGAAGACGCGTTACACCCCAAATGGAGCGGAAAGACCGAAGGCAGACTGGCTGCAATCTCAGGCGATCGTGCCAGTGTACGAAACGCATCCGACGGGCTGGTGGCGGGTGGCTGACGCGGCTTGGTCTTCTGCCACGTGGATGGAGCGAGTTGAAGACAAACTGCCAGAACCGCAAGAGCCTTTGTTTCAAGCACGCGTTTACAGCTGGGCAACGCCTTATGTCAACGTGAGAGCCGAACCTTCATTGAGCGCAGGCAAAGTCGGCTTCAAATACCCGCTTGCTGTGACCGACGTTATGAGCACCGTGCCTGACTGGTACGAAGTGCCCGAAGGCTGGATGATGTCTCGCTTCTTGGAACGGCTTGACTATGACCCGCCCGCCACGATGCTTGCAATCAAGCCGCTCTCACAAAGAGACACGCGCTGGGCTTCTCACAAACTCGGTTATTCCTATTACACGATAGGCGGTTACGGATGCCTTATCACCGCTATTAGCATGATACTCAACTGGTACGGCAAGTCAACAGACCCTGCTCAACTCAACGACGCTTTGGTTAGGGTGGGCGGATTCACGGGCGCAAACTTGTACTGGAACGCAATAGCGCAAGTTCAGCCGGATGTTTATCTTGCAAAGGCTATCGACTGCTACTATATCCCCGCTCCCTTGCACGAGATAGACGCTCTGCTTGCGGATGACGTTCCGGTGTTGGTGCACGTTGACTTCACGCCGGGTGGGGCGGTAGATCAGCATTGGGTGCTGCTTGTCGGCAAGTCAGGCGATGACTACATCATCAATGACCCTATCAACGGCAAGCAAGGCTCGTTTACCGCTCGCTATGGCGACCCTGCACGCTGGATATTCCGCATCAGGGCGTATCGGAGGCAAGCATGACCCCTATCACGGCATTAGGCTCACGCTACGGCATACAGGGTGCGCTCGGCAGGAGCGTCAAGAGGGCGGCAAGTGGCATCACAGACCCGACTGATATATCAGACTGTGTTGTTTGGGTAGACTTTTCAGACACAGACAATATGTTTACTGACGCTGGCACAACTAAAGTCAGCACAAATGGCGATTTGATTTATCAGGTTACAAATAAAGGCTCTGGAACAGACTTTGTACAAGCAACGGAATCTCAGAGACCGAAGTATTATAGCAATTCACAAAACGGATTGAGTACTGCTTATTTTAATTCAGGTGGTTTTGTGGGAGGCGGCTCTTATAACAGTGCTAATGTCACATTAATCTTTGTCGTTAAATCTTCGGCTATAGATAATAATACCAAAGTCTTATTTGGAATACACAAAGTTCAGTCGGTAGGTTATAGTTTGACATCGTTGAAATCAGGACAGATAGACGCTGGCACGCCTATAATCTCTCTCACCAGAAGTTCCGACATACCGATTATTGTTACAACATGGTTTGCTACTGACACGGGGCTATTAAGAGTAAACGGGACAAGCACTACAGGGAGCAATTACTATAGTATAACAACCTCTATACATATTGGCGCATACAGCGGTAAATATAATATTTCTTTCGCAAGATTTTGTGAAGGAATTGTTTATAACCGTCACTTATCAGAAACGGAGTATTTATCCGTTGAAACTTATCTCAACAACAAATGGGCAATATATTCTTAGTTACTTAGGAGGTAACACACATGGCAACACAAGAAGTAATTTCAACTGTAGTAGACGCAATCGTAGCGGCATTCGATGCCGACCCCGTTTTGTTCGAGGCGTTTCTGAAACGCAGCAGGCTCGAAACGGAAGCGGCAACCTTACAATCCGCAATCCGCAAGGCGCAGGCAGAGCGGGATGGGGCGGTCACGACTGCCGAGACGGAAATCCAGGCATTGCAGGCGCAGTATCAGGCGAAACTGACAGAGATAGACGCACTCTAATTAGGAGGTGCTGAATGATTGAAAACAGCGGAAACAGCGTAATATTCTACGCTCACTATACAACGGGTGGAGTATCAACCGCCAGCCTGACTGTCACGATTGACATTTATGAAGTCATCCGTGACGGTACTGCCACGCTGGTTGTAGACGATGGAGCGTGTACCGATGTGGGTACAGGGATTTACAGATACCTGCTCGCAAGCGGAACTGTTGACGCTGCCGCAGAATATATCGGCGTCTTTCACACAGCCACAGACACGGTAGACGCGCAGGACATTCCTGCTATGTGGGTCATTGACAGGGCTGGCACGGAAAAGTTGGACACGGGCATCACGCTTGCCGATGACGCTATCACAGCCAGCAAGTTTGACGAGAGCACCGCCTTCCCTCTCAAGAGCGCAGACACAGGGGTAACGCAGGTTGCGAGGGTGGGGGCTGACTCGGACACGCTGGAAACATTGAGTGACGAGATTGCAGCGGTGAAAGCAGAAACAGCCGCGATTCTGGTAGATACAGGCACTACGCTTGACGGCAAGCTCAATACCATTGACGGCATCGTGGATGACATTCTGGTTGACACTTCTACCACGCTTGACGGCAAGCTCAATACCATTGACACCAACGTTGACAGCATCCTTGCCGACACGGGCTCGGATGGGGTGGTGGTCGCAAGCGGTCAGACTGTGGCGACTGTCACAAACCTGACGAACCTACCTGCTATTACAACCAACTGGCTCACGGCGGCTGGCATTGCGGCTGACGCGGTGACCGAACTCCAATCGGGGCTGGCATTAGCTGCTGACTTGCAGGACGTGGAAGATAAGATTGACGTTATTGCAACCGACACGACCACAGAGATTCCAGCAACGCTAGCAACGCTGGCAACTTCGGCGGCTCTGGCTACGGTGGACACAAATGTGGACTCGGTGCTGGCTGATACCAATGAAATCCAGGCTGAACTGGCAGACGGTGGAAGAACGGACTTGCTGATCGATTCGATAGTCGACGCTACCACAGCGACTGGCGTTCTGCTCAAAGACGCCGCAATTGAAGCAATATTCAATGACGTTGTCGTTACCGGTACTTACACCTTTGCCCAACTGATGAAGATTATGGCTTCGGCTCTGGCTGGCGAGTTGAGCGGTGGCGGAACAACAACCCTGACATTCAAGAGCGTGGACGGCGCAAGCGATGTGATCGAGGCGATTGTGGACGCTAATGGCAACCGCACGTCTGTTACATTGACGGTGTAAAGGTGGAATCAACCTATATTCTCATAGATCAATATTGGGGCGGTTCGTATTGGGGCGGTTCGTATTGGGGCATCATCGATGTTGTTCCATTCAATTACGCCGAAATCTGGGACGGCTCGGTTGTAATGAATATGGCAATTGCAGGCACAGTCAGGCTCAATAAAGAAGTCAACGCAGGCGTAATACTCAACGAAGAGATCACCGACACTTACTCGGAACTGGAGGCTATTTAATGGCTGATACTATAATTCACAATGGCGATGTTGGCACGATTATTCGCCTGACTATTACTGAAGACGATGATACCACCGCTGTAGATGTGAGCGGGGCAACTGTCAAAACGTTCTACTTTCTGAAACCCGACGGCACGAAGGAAAGCGTTGACGCGGAGTTTGACTCAACTGGCGCGGACGGCAAGTTGAAATATACAACCATTGCCGGCGACATTGACACCACCGGACGCTGGCAGGTCCAGGCTTACGTTGAGATCGGGGCGGCAAA